TAATGTCCATCTTCCCTCCTGCGGTCTCGAACGTGTCCCCTTTATCGAAGTACACCTCTTCCACACCAACCGTCTTTCCATCCATTTCCGCACAGTACGGACACGTTCTCTCGTCAGCAGCGGTTAGCCATTCCTTCGCTATAACTATCCCGGACTGCCGATACGCCTCGTTCGCACTAAAGTTCGCAGCACGCAACACCTCGGTTCTTGCAATTAGCGCAGCCCTCGTTTCCATAAAGTCCGTGTATACAGCAGCAACCCGGTCTCGCAACTCGTTTATTCCCTCCCCCTTCCGCAAACCTTCCGAAAGGGTAGATATCACATCGCTTCTCGTAGTCGAGTTGACCTCTTTCACAAACGTATAGCCAAGGTTTTCGAGATACGATACTACCTGCTGCGCCTCCATATCGAAGTTGCGCATCAGCCCGTAATCGTAAAGCACCTGGTCTCCCTGCGCTTTTATTATTCTCTCAAGATACGGTTCTATATCCTTATACCATCTCTGGTTCTCCGCCCTTCCAGAAAACGCAAAGTCCCGGCCACTCATCTTCTGATGCGCCAACTTTAACGACTTCGGCTGAGAATACTTAGACAACTCGTCCAGAATCTGTCGGTGCTGTTCCTCGGCAAGATGTATCAGCTGTATCCGAAGCGCATCCTCCCAAACATCCGTTCTCGCCACTAGCTGTTTCCATTTCGCTTCTTTAAGAACCTGCTTTTCCTCCTCCGTTTGCACCTCCTCGTATTCTTTATCTTTCATTAGCGCACCGACCAATTTTACCAAGTCGTGCTTAATGTTCTGCTTAATACCGTCTTTTAATATCTCCATCGGCCTCTTCGGAGGCGGCCCAACCGTCAGATCCAACTTCTTCTTCGGAGTCTTTCCCACCATTTTCACAAACCGTTGCTGTTCCTCGTCCGCAACAGGTATCGGGTTACCGTTCTCGTCAAGCTGCGGCGTTTCAGGCGACTCTTCCTCTTCGGGAACGTCTCCGATAGTCGGCTTCATTCCGAACGGTAAGTAAACGGTATCTCCACCCTCTAGCGGTTCGTATCCTTCTTCGTCCCTGACCTCGTTCGGAGTCAGCCAGCCATACTTCAGTCCCGACTCATAAATCCGCAGCTTCATATCCACATCCTCAGGCACCGGGTCTTCAAAATCAAAGAATAGCGCCCCCGTAGTATCGAAGTTAGGCAGGTAGAACTCTGTCAGGTATTGCACAAACGTAGTAAGCATCGGTTTCACAACCGACTTCATAAGACGTGCGTCTGTTGCCTCCTGGTTCGCCCGGTTCACATCCTCAACTACACCGATATTGGCCTTACTGACCCCAAATATAGCCAGTATCTCGTCCCTAACGTACTTTTTCGTTTCCAAGAAGTCCATCTCATGCATCTTGCCACCGATTTCTTGTATATTCCATTCCCCACCCGTCAGAAGCGCTACCTTATGCGCATTTGCTGTTCCCCCAAACTTCTGATAGAAACCCTCCAATAACCGTGTCGCAGTCGCCTGGTCTACGTTCTTGTCAGTCATAAGAAACAGGTACGGAAGCGCAGAATTGAAAAAGAAGTTACGGTTCCACTCGCTTGAGAACTGGTCTATATCCATCGGCATCGCCCCGGCACGAACCGACCCGTAGCCACGGTACGGGTTCGTAGGCGAGAAGTCCTTAAAAAACAGTAAGTCCTCGGTCTCTATTCTCACGCTTTTGAAATCGGAACCTCCCGGCTTGTACTCGTAATGATCAATAAACTTGTCCTTACTGGGTATCACGCTAACCCAATCCGGCCGAAGCGGCCAAATCTGTTCTATCAGTTTTCCCTTCCGAATAAACGCCCACGCAGCTTCTCCTAAAAGACACATATACGCTACATACATCCGCTTCATCAGATCAATCGTCATGAAGTCGTTCACATAGTACAAAGAAGACAGCGCAGCGTGTTCTTTTACCTCCTCGACATCTACATCTCCGCCCTTTTTGGTAATGTTCTTGTAAAGCTTCAGGGGAACCGCAGCGAACATGTTTGCGATAGTATTAATCGCAGCATACGACCATCCCTGGTATGCGTTCAGGTAGTCAGACGCTTTTTTAGCAGCAGGTTCAGGAAGGTTTATTACCGCATCGCTTCGATATTGTGGAATATCCGTAGCCATAGATAGCAAGTATTAAATATATATATTCACTTCTGCTACCGATGGCGAGTAATAAGCAAGGGCAAGGGCATCCGCCATGTCTGGACTTTTCAGTCCTCTTTTTTTCATCTCGTCTTTACTCTCGATAATCGTCTGGCCACGGCTGTTATATCCGTACTTGATATTAGCCAACTGACCTATCAACGTATCATCGTTCGGAATGGAAATCGCCTTGTCTCGAAACCTCTCACGCAGGCCCCAGTATATCTCACTTCGTAACGACTGAAACTGTTCGGTATTACTCGCAGACTCGGCAACATTCACTCCTATTACATCGTATCCCAACTCTTTTAACCTGTCAACCACCCCCGCACCCATGCCGATAACATCCACTTTTGTTCTTAACGGTTTGTACTGGTCTATCAAATTCTTCAATCTCCCAACCGTTTCCATAGTGTCCTGCTGAGAAAACGATTGCAGATCAACTACGTTCTCTCCGTTTCTCACAATCATAACCGTCATGTCGGAACCGAACCGTGCCACATCGCACCCTATTTCTATCGCACCGCCTACCCCTTTGCGGTTCACACACTCCTCTACCCACTTCAACGGTATGACCAAGTCTTCCCCGGATTGAGAGAACTCTCCCTTCACACGGGTCTGGTACAGCGGCGAGTTCTCTCCCCATTCTACCTTTCGTGCCTCTATCCATTCCTGACTGACCCTCGGCGACTGTTCGCTGTTGGTATGGAACAGTTGGTAGTTTCCCTTTTTGCGGGCAAAGATATCGTAAAAATACCCGGCCGTTTCCGGCGGCGGTGTGGATATGACTAATTGCTTCGCACCGACTGTCGTAAGCGCCCCCTCACACGCCTCAAACGTACCGTCTGGAATCGCCTTCGCCTCATCAAACACAAAGAACAAATGTTTCGCATGAAACCCCTCCATTTTTGCCGGGTCGTCTGAGGCCTCCCCGGTAGCGAACCATTCCTCGCCTCGTTTCAGCATCAGGTTCAACGACTCGTATTCCTGCGCCCCGATCAACTCCAAATTCGCCTTCCGTCTCCATTTATGAATCTCCGGCCATAATTGTTTGCTAACCTGCCTCCATGCAGAAGCGGTTGTAATAATACGGGAGTTCGGAAAACAATCGAAATACCAGTTCACGGCAATAGCGGCAGTTGTCGTTTTCCCAACACCATGTCCGCTTCTCCAGGCCACTTTCTGATACTGCTGTATAGCTACCAACACATCCTTCTGATACCCCTCTAAATCGACACCGATAACTTGTTCCGCATAAAACAAGATATCACTGCGTGCCGTCTGTAAGTTGTGGAGTTGTTCCTGTGTCATCTTTTTCTTCTAATAGTTCTAACGCCTGTTCATAGGTAAGATGTATCTGCCCGCTATGTTCAACCGTTTCTTTCGGCAATCCATCCATATACGCCCAAATCGCTTTCTGCATCTGCACATCCCCCTCGACTATGGCCTTATGCAGTATTCTCTTAACAAATAGAACCGCATACGTTTCTTTCTGTTCCTCAGGCACCTCGTTCAGCGTGTTCCGAACCATTTCCGTAATAGATAGCCCCTTCGGTCTTCCGTTCCTGTTTATATTTTCCGGGTGCTTATTAAACCCAGCCACAGGTGGCGCCATTGTAAATCATTGTTTATCTAATAATCTATCACCCCTCCCCTACTCCACCGACTACCACCCAACCCCTCGAAAACGCCCATGTTTTAATTAAAAATCCCTACCCTACCGCCCGTTCAACTTTTGTCCTCGTTTTTCCCGTCAGTTTCTCCCACCTTTGGCATATGACTTCGCAATACTTCTCGTCTATCTCCATCATATAGCAAATACGGTTTGTTTGTTCACAAGCTATTAAGGTAGAACCCGAACCGCCGAACGGGTCTCCTACGTTTTCTTCTTCGCTAGTAGTCATTATTATTCCTCTTGCTGGTAACTGTATCGGATATATGCCTAAATGGTCTTTTCTTTGTATTTTATTCGGTACAATTCTCCAATAATTAGTACACCCAGTAAACTTATTTTTGAATAAATTGGCCCTACGATTAACTGTTCCAAGATAAACCATTTCAACGTCCTTTTGTATTTGTTCGTCTTTCCCTGCCAATATTATATCTTCGTATTCTCTGGTTAACATATCCTTGCTTGTAATTGGTATTCCGTGTCCTTTATCCCAGACAATTAACTCTAAAAATCTCAATCCCGTTTCCTTTATAATTCTCCAAAGAATTTCTATAAATTCCCACCTTGCGTTCTTGTTGTAAGATATATTCCAAAACAAATAGCCACTCAAATACGGCTTCCATACATCTATGACTCTTATATTAAAATCAATAAATTCTTGACTTTTAAGATTGTCATCATAGTTGTCATATATACCTCCTCCCATATTATATGGAGGTGATGTAAAAATCGTTTTTAGTTTTTTTCCATCCATCAGTTTCTCTACTTCGTCCTTACTCATACTATCTCCACACATCAGACGGTGGTTTCCGAGAAGGAATATATCGCCTCGCTTTATATCCGTCTTAACTTCTTCTGGAGGTTCGTAGTCGTCCTCACTGACTTCTATAATCGGTTCTGGCATCAAGTTAGAAAAGTCCAACTCTTTCAATATGTCTTGATAATCGTTTGCAAGAATGCCTATATCAAACTCTCCCCGGTGTTCGTTATCCAGAATGATTACCTTCTTCTTTTCCTCCTCGGTCAGCTTCCGATTAGGTAAGGACACCTCAATCTCTGCATCTCCGGTCAAATCGGCTACCCGTTTTCTCTGGTTACCCCCAAGAACCGTTAGATCAGTATCGCAAACCAACGGTCTGAACTGTCCCAACTCGCTGATATCTTTCTTCAGTTTTTCGAATCCTTCCCTCGTAATCGTGCGAGGGTTGTTCTCAAGCAGTTTCAACTCGGACACCTTCCGTTTTTCTGTATGCCAGACTATCTTTTCCA